CCCTCGCTCCCGATTCTCCTGATTGTAAGTGGGATTGAGGCCAGGAATAAGATTTGCTTCCTGTTGCTTCGATGCCAACAGCTTATCGTTTTGCTTTGCCCACGTTCTTAATCGCGGGTTACCGCTCAAGACGAATTCGACAAACTCATCGAAAAGGGGATGATCTACGACGTTTTCTAGAATTGTAAAGACACGCACAGCGAACATGTCGAAACTCCAGCTGGAAGGCCTATGAAATCGCTCTGGATATAGGAGCGAGTTTAGAGCACGCATAGTTGGATATACGCCCCTAAGTTCAGTTGACCTTTCACGTCTATAACCGCGCTGAAACAATCTCTGTAAAGTCTTAATTTTATGCGGCTCTAACATAGTCTTCTCCGCTTTAATCAGCTGACCTACAGATTTGCCGAGCTCATCTAACCAACGCTTAAAATTAGAGAAAGCTCCATCCACAATCCATGCCATATCATCTCCGATTGCGAAGAGGCCTTTAACCTTACCAGAAGTCAGCCTCTCTGCGTACTTAGCAAGAATCAGATCGAAGATAGTCTCGACGAAGTTGGTCCAGTTTGAACCAGAAGATACTCCGTGATCACCAGTGACCATCTGGGATGGACTTATAAGAAGTGGGATTTCGTGCATGTGCATCAAGGAGTCGCGTAGCCCAGACCGAAACTCCTCCTGGAAACAAGCCTCGAGGACATCAGCAACCTCACTAGTAGTTGCTTTTGTAAAGTGCTCGTCAGTGGACGAGAAATCACTCGCTGCGAGGTAAGCTCCAGCTTTATACTCCCTGGTAACCGTGGCTCGTACAGCATTAAATCCCAGCCATGGCGCGAAGAAACGCGTTAGCCAAGAGTGCTGCGGCTCTACAGCTCTTTTGAGTGCGTCAAAGAGGACCTGGTAATACTGCGCTTCTGCTAGATTAGTAGCGAACGGATACATCCACACCATTCGAAGCTTCTTACGATAGTACCTGAATAACAACACTGCCGGATAGTTCAAGTAATTACCCGTTGCAACATCGTCCAAGGCGTGCTGCATGACTTCTGGATTTCTGCGTCTCGTAAAGTCTGGGAATCCAGAATTTGACTGCAGACGATCAGCATTTTGGTCAAGAATGCTCTTGATCGCCTGTTTGGGTGAGCGAGGACGCAGGTTCTTGACTCCAAGTGAATGAAGCAAGTGTATCACGTCCTGTTTCGCATCCTTCCATTCACCGCTTGAAAACGCCGGCGGCGCAATTCGTGAACTAGAGTTCTTGAACGTAGGTAGCACCGTGCTGTCCAGCACTTTCTGAATAGGCGGATGTCCTCCTTGGGGACCCCACTTATCGCCTGATGCAAGATCAAACGACAAGATTTCGCTGTGGAATTTAGATCCGTGAGCTAGCGCTTGAAGCTTCTGTTCCCAGCGTCGTCTTACTTCAAGAGGATCTAGATAGGGATTACTAGCATATCCATCCCAAAGCCAAGAGCGCTCAGTCTCTTCTCTGCGCTTGTTAAGTGAGCTGAGGTACCTGCGAAGTGATCTGTTTTGCCTCACCGTGGCTATCAACTCCTGTGGCAGCTTCTCAATTAACACTACACATCTCTCCTTCCTAAGAAATTGTA